TTATAAGTCTGTCGTTTAGCTTTAGGTTTGTAAGTAGGCTTATAGGTAGGTTCGTCTTTACGGTGGTTTCTCTGTTCTTTAAATTGAACAAATTAAGTAAGTATGGTTCGTAATAAACCGAATATAAAGTATTCGTAACAACTTGACCTAAAAGACTGCTTATTTCTGCATTGAAGTTTAGCGTAAAATTATCTGTGCCGTCTATTAAGTCTTGACCGAATGGCATATATTCCGTTATTGTGTCGTATGTGCTACCGTTGTAAAATTTAAACGTTGCAACTGTTTCATCGTACATATACAAAATCATAGGCTTTGGAACGTATGTGTTTAAGCTATGGTCTATTGTAAAACCAACTTGTAAGTCTGTACCTGTAAATCTTTCTTGCATCATATTCTCAAAAGGCAATTCTACGTTAAAGTCGCCACCGTCATAGTTAAACTGTGCCGTTACATCGCCATAGTTCCTACTGAATAAATCACGAAACGCTTGGTTTAATATGTTTTCGCTTTCTTGGTATTTGAAGCTTATGTTTTGAAATAGTTTAACTCTGTCTATGTTTATGCTTTCTATGTCCGTGTATTCAGTAATGTCTACAACTGCGCCTTTATCGTACCAATCGCTTAGCGGTTCTACTTGGTAAACGTCTTGTTCTGTTCCGTAACAAGTAAGGTTAAACTCTTTTAGTAAACCACTAAAAAAGTCTGCTACTTTCATATCTGGAATATAGCTTAACGGATCAATGTTACCAGCTAAAGTTGTAGCAGAAGTAAAACCTGTATAAACGTTTGTAATTGTAGGTGTGTCTATTTGTTGGTATCGTGTCTGCATTTGAAAAGTGCAATTGATACTTGCTCTAACTCTAAAGCTAACCGTTCTGCTTTGTAGACTTGGTGAATTTATTGTATCTATTGCAGTAAGTAGTTGATTGTTTTCTGCTTCATAGCTTGTAGAAAAAGCACCATTTACAAAAACATCTATATAAAATTTTGCACCACTTACACTTGCATTGTAAATTAAAGTGCTTATTCTGTGCCTTATTGAATTGCTATTACCTGTTCCTGTTGTCGGAAATACGTCTGAATATTCTACACGGTCAAAAGTTACTGTATTTTCTGTTGTGTCAAAATACGCACTTGCTGGTAATGGGTTTTCGTTTAATGAACCTTCGCTTAATGTATCAAAGCTTATGTCTTCTGTGCTTGTATAGTATTGAAAGTTGTTTGCATTCATACAATACAAGAACGCATTTTGAAAACGTTTGTCTGTTAAGAATGTACCGTTAAAAGTTACACCGTATCTGCCTTGCATTGCACCAAGAATAGCAGCTAATCTTATAGAAGGAAAAAGTTCTGTGTATTGTATTGCGCCTATATTCGTGTTTATGTCATTTGCGCCACCGTCATCATAAGTCAAACGTCTTGGCGCTATCAATGGATATCGAACAACATAATTAGTCGCACCGTCTGTTATTCTGTTCTTAATTTCTGTCGCATTGTATGGGTGCGCATATATGTTAAGAAGTGTTAAGTCTACAAGTTTGTCTTCTCCGAATTTGTCTTTTAAGCTTACAACATCACCATAGAAAGTTATTTGGTAACTATACGCACGATTATTTTTTACTTCTGCTTTCTCTAAACTTATTTTACCTGTTCTGAAAGGTGTGTAGTCTATTTCAATATTGGCGTTTCGTCTTTTGTTAAAGTCTAACGTGCTATCAATATCGTTTTGGTAGAAGTGTTCAAAGATTTCGTTGTTCTTTGTAGAAGCTGGTACGCTAAACGATTGGCTAAAGTCTGTAAATACTTTACTTATGTCTTGAACGTTCTGTTGTGTACTTGTGACGTTTATTTGTTCGTCTTCAAATAGGTCTAACCTTTGTCCTTCTATGTAAACTTGTACCGTTCTCATTATACTACGTTGTTGATTAAGTCGTAAGCAAAGTCAAACGTCAATTCGTAATTCATCATTCCATTATTTAAACCTGTCTGCTTTTCTAAACTTTGTGTCTGTACGTTTACAGGATTGTAGAATTGATTGTAGTCGTAGTCTAACAATGTTACGTTTTCACTTAAAAGAAGTTGTTGTAAGTATTCTGCGTAATTGTCGTTTACCCAACCTGTGTTTAGTCTTATGCTTTCGCTACCTGTCTTGTTAAATTCGTGTATCTGCCCACCGTCTTGTGTTGGTGAATATGGTAAAGCTTGTGGGTTCAGTTTATACTTGTCTGCTTTTACTGTTACGTTTCTTTTGTTCGCTTTTAAGAAGTATATGCGTGACCAACTACCATATTTGTTTACAAAGTCGATCACTACAGGTTTGTACTTTGGTTCACATACAGGCTTAAATTTTGCAGTCCAAATAACGTTACTTCCTGTGTTTAGTTTTTCTACTTTGTTACCGTACAAGTTCCAACCTGTGTATACTCTGCCAAAAGACTTAACACCAGCAGAAGTTGCAACGTAGTCTTGTGTCGCTGCCGTGCTTAAATTTGTGTAGCGTATTGTTTCGCCTACTTCCATTTCAACGTCAAAGCTTCCAGCAAGTGCGTTTCCTTGACTTGTGGGTATGTCAGCATCGTAGTTGTAGAAATATGTGCCTTCGTCTAAAAGAACGTCTTGCATAACTCTATTCTGTCCTTCCATATATTCAGAATATCCGTTCATAAATTGACCTGTTACGTTTGGCGTAAGTAGTGTATATGTTCCGCTTACTTCTTTGTATTTTTTGACTACATAGTTTACAATGTAATTCGTGCTTATGTCTACGTCAAAATAAATAGCTGCGTCATTGTCCCATTTACCGAATGTGTAATATTCTTTAACGTATGGTGCAATATCGTAGTACGTGTTTATGTTGTTTGTCGCTGGTATCTTTTTACTCAAAGTGTATTGTGGTGACGCTGGTTGACTTCCTGTAGTCCACAAAAACAATTCTATCTTGCTGCCTGTTTGTCCTGTTTCGTCTATTTCTATAATGAAAGGTGAACGTGATAAATTTATACTCATTTCTTAAAGTTTGATTTCGTTATTTGGTCAAATAAAGTTTCCATTTCAAAGCCGAACATTTCCATAAGTTCGTCTGGTAGTTTATCGTAGTATTTTTCAAATGGCTTTGTAAAAAAAAGTGTAGGCTTTAGACCTTTAGAATAAATGCTTCGTGCTATTAAATAACCCATAGATTTGTATGACATAAACCTACCTGTCTTTTTGTCTTTCCATTGGAAGCCTTTCTGCTTTACCCATTTAGCCATAATGCCAGACATACCACCTTTTGCTTTACCTATTAAGCTGCTATTCGTACCAAACTTAAAAGGTGATTCGCTTTGCTTGTTACCTTTGTTGCTTGAATTGTTACCTTTTACACCTTGATCTACAAAAGCACCGTAAGATTCCATTTCAAAGCTTATCTGTATACTATTCTTTGACTCTTTAACATAACCTTTTAAACTACTGTTAAGGTTGCCTTTCGTTTTTAAGTTGCTTTTAGCTTCACGAATTACATTGTCTTTGAAGTCGTCTAATAGTTCTTGTATGTTGTTAAATTGTGCCATTAACAAATAGTCATACCGTTAGGAATTAATATGTCTGTTGTCATTGTCCAACCAGCTAACTTATTTTCAAAACGATCAACAAAAGGTTCACAAGTAGGATTGCCGTCTATTTGGAATTTGTCAGTCCATAAGTCACCACGTAATAAAAGTTCGTAGCAACGTGTCAATACTTGTAGCTGCGTATTCAGAACATATAGTTCGTTGTCATTGCCGTCAAATTTATTTTCTTCTTCGTCTTTTGTTATGTCTACAATATCCATTGCAAGTATTGAAATATTATACCTTACTACGTTGCCTTCAAGTGAAGCCGTGTTTACAATGATATGTACCAAAGGAAAGATAGTTTGTTTGCTTAAGTCTATATCGAACAGGTTACCTTGTGTAACTGTGTTTACTAAAACGTCTCCGTCAAAGTGTGTTTTTAGTTTGTCTATAATATCAAAATAATTCATCGCTTCATTTGTTGTTTAAGTTCTCTTGCTTCGATTTCGTGTTTCTGTTTTTGGAAGGTGAGATAGGTGAGACATTTAGTAAGCTTGTACTCTGTGACTTCATCAAACTTTGTAATGTCTCCGTCAGCCAATCCATAGATACTTCCATACCAACCCCAGTTTTTACCAAATTGGTATCGTTCGCTGAATTGGTTAAATCCTTCTTCATCTTCTTCAGTTCTTTCTGTAAATAAGTCTGGGTAGCTTTCAGTAATTCTATTCCTAAACTTGACAAAAAAAAACTGCTGCTTATCGCTACGTCTAAAGGTGCAAACTTCATTATGTCTTGCATATCTTCATTTGGTTCGTAGTCTACTATTTCGTACTTGTCTTTGTTCGTGTTTTTGATTGGTCTGTACATAACGCTTAAAGCCTTGTGGTACGTCTTCCAATCTTTCATATAGTTTTCCAAGTCTACATACTCACCAAAGCTTATATCGTCAAACTTTGGTATAAAGCCAAACTCTATATCTTTAATTTTAAACTTTCTTATCAGTTGTGGCTTTTCACTAAACACTTTTGTAAAGTGTGTGATCAATTCGTTTAAGTGCTTCATTTTTATCTTCGCTACTTCGCCTAACTTCATACCACAAAATATCTGTATCATTTTTTGCGCTATAAATTCTTCATCGTTGCTTTTTTCTTTCATAGCAATGAATTCTTGATACCTACTTAAAGGTATTTCTGAAAGGTTAGTAGGTAATAAAATATCTAACTTCATATAGTAATAACTTTTTTTTCGTGTTTTTGTACTTTACAGAACGTTATACGAACCGTAATTCTTGTTCATTCCTAACGTTTCCATTTCGTGATAGCGCACCGCATCGATTGCGTGATTGTAATTGTCTACAGGTTTGTTTAGTCGTTTACCTGTCTTGTCTGTGTCCCAACAATAGCTTCTTAACTCTTTTATTAAGTTTGTGCTATTAGACGTGACTAAATAGTTTTCACGTTGCATAACATCAATTCCGTAGTTGATACTGTCACGACCTTTTGTTACGCCTTTAATCGTGATTCCATAGCGTTGAATGTCTGCGATTGATTTAGGTTCTGCACTATCTGCGTATACAGGTACGTCTTTAGGTAGTTTGTTTGCTATGTCAGAATTAAGCATTCCTGTTTGGTATACTATTTCGTTTAGGATTCGTTTTTCGTTATGCTTGTAAATTTCAATGCAACTTGTTGGATCGTTTGTGTAACCAAAGTCAAGTCCTATGCCTACAAGTCTTGCTTCTTTCGGTATTGTGTCAATCTGTTTCCAGTTGCTGAAGACTACACCTTCAAGCATTCCAAGTTCACCAAGTCCGTACACCTTCCACCAATTGCGCCAGTATGTACTTGTTTCTGCTTTTAAACGGTTCTTTTCTATTTGGTCTACTATTCCTTTGTCAAGTGCTTCGTTGTCTTTGTACGTTAAAATTATAAAGTCTGCTTCTTTGTCTTCTTTAATTTCTTCAACCCAAAATTCATTGGCTGGATTAAAGTCTAAATATACTTCGTGTTTTGTTCGTATGCTTAATTCGTTGTAAGCTTCAAAGTTTACATTGTTACATTCGTTTACGTAAAGTATGTCACGCCTGGCACCTCTTAACTTGCTTGAATCGTC